TGACCTTTTTCAAGGTTTTTAGCCAAGTAAGAATGGAAATCTCACCCTTACGAAATTGTAAAGCCTTTTCGTCAGGGATACTACTTACATTGTTCATAGATGCCAACATATTGTCAACATCTTCCATTAAATCTATCCACCCAGGCTGGGAAAATAGGTCAAATCGGTCTTCGTAGTAACGCTGTAACTCTGGGGTCACTGATTCATTCCCTCAAGAATAACCCAAACAACGACAGAAACAGACACTAGGGCCACGATAAGTCCCATGATTATGATGAAAAGCTCGTCCATTTCCTGTTTTTTGCGCTTTTCAGCCTCTTTTCTACGCCTAGCAGCGTGTGCAGCCTGAACTTCCATCTGCTGCGCTCTAGCCGCTATACGCATCCATACATCCATCTTGTTGCTCTGAAAGAACAACATCTTGATCTGCTCTTCAAACTGTTTGGCTTGCTCAATTGCCATCTCCAGTTCGATAGCTTTGCCCAGCGCAGATCCTTTAAATTCGCCTTGTTTAGATTTCTCTACAACCTCAATGGCTTCGGCTTTGGCGTCAAAGTACTTGCCCAAAACGGGCCCAAGCGATGCAACATCATCAACCGTTTCGGCAACCTTTTTGACAAGGGCTACGGCTGAAGATACTGCTGCAAGGGCGGTTATAGGGTCCATGATTTCAGCCGCCTTTAAAGTGTCCTGCTACCCAGGCCGCGAATGCGCCGACGCTGCTGGCGATGGTCATGCCCATCCAGAAGCCGCCACGCCCCTTGTTTGCAAGAGCCAGCAGCTCCTCGATCTGGCGCTCCATCTTGTCGAGCTTCTTGTCAATGACCTCGAACCTGCGTTCGTAGTCATTGACGCGCTGCCACATCGCACCATACTTAATGGGATCAATCTCTGCCGGTTCCATGATTTCATTCTGAGGATTCTTGGAGTTGCTGCTCGGCCTGCTCTTTGATCTTCAGAATCAGAGGCCAGGCACCTGATTTCGTTGGAAGCTCACCCAATACGCTCATGATGTATTGGATTTCCTCTTTCGTCAGAGTCAGATTCATGCCTGCCCCCAAGGAGTGCCGCTGGCTTGCTTAGGAGCCTTTTGGTCAGCAATCTGTGCAGCCAGAGCCGCCTCAGTAGCAGCTTTGTCGACGCTCTCCCAAACCCAAGCTAATACCTGCTGTTCGGTCAGATTGGCATAGGGCACGGTGGGCTGGCCTTCGCTCCATGAACAGGTGGCATAGACAGAGGCGCTGTGGTCGCCATCCACGGCAGTGGCACGCCAGTGCGCGGTGGTTACGAAGCCGTCAGAGGTGCGGCGGTCGAGATTAGTGATTGTCCAGGTAGTCATGGTTTTTCCTTTCAGGGGTGGGTTGCTTTGTAAGCGTCAAATTCTGCTTTGAGTTTTATACCTTTGTTCCATGCTTGTACGCCCAACACGCGATAAGCATGAAGTCCATTTTCTGAAACAGTAACCCATTCCAAATTTGAAACTTGATTGTCTGTTTTTATTCCATTTTTGTGATTTACTTGAGGTTTGTTTTTTGGGTTGTCAATAAATGCCCTGCAAACAAGTCTATGAACAGTTTGATTGCTTTTTACGCCATCTGCACAAAAACTAACAATCCAATATCCGGATTTCGAAAGACATTGTTTTAAAAGTTTTGCAGGAGATTTACGCAAACCATTGCCCACTCTGTTCATAACCATTCTTTCAACAGAACGAACGTTGCCAAAATTGCTCACTTGATAAAAACCTTCAAAACCAACGCAATCTAACCAAACTTCTTTCATAAACCAACCTTTGCTTTCAATGAATCAATTTCATCACGCATACTAACTATAAGATCTTGTTGTTCTTTAATTGCTGCAGTCAGCGTGGCGACCAAGAAGCTGGTGTCGATGCCTTGGTAGACAGGATTGCCTTCAGCGTCCACAGCGTCTTTCTCGCCGGTCACCGCTTCTGGTACGACAGATTGCAACTCATGAGCAATAAAGCCCTGACTTGATCCTTTGCCAAAACCTTCTTTCCATTTGTAGGTAACGGGCCTTAACGCCGTCACCTTGGCAAGCGCGCCCCCCATCGGTTGAATGTTTTCTTTCAGGCGATAGTCAGAGGAGGTCGTGTAGGCCACTGTGTGGCCTGTTGGTGAGTAAAACTCCATCGAGGTGGTTGCATCTTTGTATCGAACAGCAGCCGCTACTGCACCGCCGTTCCTGCCCCAAAACATAATTGAGGCGTTACCGCTCGCCGTGTAATTGCTGGTGAAATAGCCAGAATAGGTGGAGGTGCTTGCTTGAATGCCGGTGATGAGGCCGCTGCTACTCGTCGTCCCCACCAGCAACTCACCCCCGCTCGTGATACGGGCGCGCTCGGAGCCGTTGGTGTACCAGTTAATAAAACCAGTAGAACCCCCAGCAGCAAAACCTAAATCATATTGAGTGGTTACAGAGCCAAAAATTCTAGGATTATCAGATTCTGTTGTGCTGTTGCTCAACAAAATCATGCCGCCGCTTGTGCCGTTGCTTACTTGCAATCCACGGCGAGAGGTGCTCGGCACAGCCATTGATGTGACGCCAACCCCCAAGTTCGCATTCGCATCCAGCGTCATCGCCTGCGTGAAGGTGATGGCGTTGCCTGCTGTGCCGGAGGGGGCTTGATACCAAATGTGTTGGTTGTCTGCTATGCGATAGCGACCAGCGAAACCGTTGTTCAAATAAATGTCTGTGCCGCTAGTATTTACATAGTTATTGTTTTCCAAATAGGTGTTGGCAGAATTTGTAAATGCACGGACAGCACCATACCCAAGTTGAAAAGCCTTATTGGTGCTCAACCACGCACTCGGCGTCACCCCCAAGCCGAGGTTGCCGGAGGAGTCGAGATACGCCCTATCCGATCCGTTTGTTCGGAATGAAAGTGTGTTTGAAGAATGTTCATATCTGATGTTGCCAACGCTGTTTGAATCTTGATCGGCAAACCAAATAATCCCGTTTTCAGTATTAGGACTAGCAATATTCAATGCAGCGGGGCCGTTTCCACGCTCAATCAGCAGACCTGAATTTGCAACAGAGGTGTACCCAGAAAGCGCAGAAACACTGACATGAAGTTTAGTAAGCGGCGAACTCGTCCCAATCCCCACGTTGCCAGCATTAGAGCCTTCCAGAACCATTGACATACCAAGCGACAAAGTGTTTGTGCCTGTGCTTGGGCCACCGCCATACAAGAATCGCCAGTAACTTGAGCCAGCAGAACCTGTAATGTCCATACCAGCCGTGCCACTTGAGGCGTTTTCAAGCATCCAAGAAGCCGTTACCTGACCGCTTGTGCCAGAACCTTTAATGTGGTTTTTTGCAACTGGCGAACTCGTCCCTATCCCGAGGTTGCCGGATGAGTCGAGGCGTAATCTTTCAGAACCATTGGTCAACAACACCATGTCGTTGGTTGCCATTCCCAATGCACCAACAGCAGTTGTGCCTGTTCCTTTTAGTTGAATAGAATAAACACCATCTGTTCTTTCAAACTGTGCAGTAGTTGCGCCTGTTTGTTTCACCTCTAACTTAAAAGCAGGCGAACTCGTCCCTATCCCCAGCCCTGTGCTGGTCAGGCGCATTTGTTCGGAGAACGTGCCAGCAGAACGCGATCCGAAGCGGATTGAATCACCAGAGGCAGCAAAGATTTGCAATCCTGCGCTGTCAGGAGTCCCAAAACCGTAGTTGGCATTTGCCGAGTAATAAGACCCGCCAAGTGCGGTAGAAATGTTCGTCCCATCAAACGTCAGCGCACTCCCAGAGGTCAGCACTTTGCTGCCATTCAGGTACGTCACGCCGTTGGCGGTGCCGCCGTTATGCGTCACAGTTGACGATGTGGTAAGAGTCGTAAAGTTACCAGTGTTGGCAGATGTAGCGCCTACTGTGCCATTGATAGGACCAGAAAACGCAGCCGCAGTTAGCGTTGTCCCATTAAACGTTAGATTAGCACTATCAACAAGATTGCCACCAGTACCAGCATAAGTGACTCGACCAGATGTAAGGGAAGAGTCGGTTAGATCATTAGCTACTAGCGTGGTGCCATTGAATGTCAAATTGGACGATCCAACCAGCAACTTTGAAGCATTTAGGTACTGAACTTGATTAGCGGTACCATAATCCAATGTGGTGGATGTGTTAACAATGAGATCAGTCAAATTAGCAGTGTTGCCGCCATCGACTTTTTGCCAAACAGATCCATTAAAAATGATCCAATCACCAACGCCCCAAAGGCTCTGACCATCAATGCTTGTGCTACCTGCTACCGATACAACATAGTAGTAGCCTTTGGTTCCAGTGCCAGCAACAATAGTTGGTGTATTGGTCGAAGCGTTCCAAGTACCTTGATAACTAACTGCACCAAAGGTATCAATTGCATCAATTTGAGCTTGCAAACTAGCCAAGGTATCCAACACAGATTGGCTAGTGCCACCACCATTGGTAATAACCTTGATTTTTTCTGCAATGTCAGGAGCAACAACCTCTCCTACATTGATAGTCCTGCCACTAGACAAGCTAATGATCAGACTACCATCAAAGTCGATATGAGCATCAGTTATAGATACGCCGTCTGAACCATCTTTCCCATCACGCCCATTCAGACCATCTTTACCTTTTGGCCCCATAGGACCAGTAGATCCATCACGACCATCACGGCCATTTGCGCCGTTCTTTCCGTCTTTACCATCTTTACCATCTTTGATGGATCGTACGCGAGCTTCAATCTTGTTGCCTAAATCGTCATAGCGAGAACGAATGTCAGACTCAATTTTTTTTAGAGCTTGTACAACAACCTGTACATTCTCTCCAATACGTTGTTTTTGAATTGCCTTGGCTTTAGAAACTGATTCTTTAATGGAATCGAGAGCAGCTTTTTGCTGCTCCTCAGTCATGCCTTTTAACAAAAGATCTATAGCCAACTTCTCAGCGTCCATCACTCAACTCCTTGGTCAACTGATCTAGAAAGTCTTCTTCCATGCCAGCGACTTTATTTTGTTTTTCAGCCATTTGAAGTTCAACGATCTTAGATTTGTTCTTGATGTCTGCTTCTTTAAGCATCAATTCAGCAATCTTAACCCGTTTATCAAACTCATTAGCTTCCTGACCCTGAGGCAGGTTCGTAGTAGTCGAGGCGATGACCTTGGCCTGTACCTCTTGCGGCATAAGTTGCGCTTCAGTAAGCAATTTCTGCGCTTCAGCACGATTCTTCTCGGCCTGGGTCGTTTTGTCAGCGATCTGAGCCTGAGCCGCTTGCAACTCCAACTGCCGCGCCGCCATAGCCATTTGCTGGGCTTCTGGGTCGGGCTGAGACATCTGATCAAGTGCCGCAATCAACTCATACCTGTTCGACAGGCTGGAGTTGTTCAGGATGCCCTTCAAAATCAGTGGCAGAACAGGCGTATTCGGTCCAAGAGTCTGCAGCAGACCAATAAATTGCTGCTGCTCGTATTCCCGAGCGATGATGCCCAAGGTGGCAGTCGGAATGAACTTCATATCCACGCTCGGATACCGCTCAGGATCGAACTGCATGTACCTGAACGAGGCTTTCTGGATGAAGGGGATCAAGAAATCCTCTTGGAAGTTCACCAGAGTGCGCTTGTACTTCTTGATGATCGTCGCAACGGCGGTGGACATTGCTTGCCCGTCACGCGCACCGTTTGTGACCATGCCCTGGCTGTCCAGAGTACCCGTTGCTTGCAGCAACATGCGCTCAAATTCTTGGGCGGTACGCAGGTTATCAGGGCTGGTCTGTCCAAACTTGAAGGGATACAGGATCTCGGCAGGGTTGCCGTTGACCATGAACGCTTTACCCGGTTTTACTTCAAACCTAGCACCCCTTGGCAGGCGCGTAGCATCCATCCCCATCATGGGAGCGGTCGTCAAGGCCAGCGAATCCAGATGAGAACGGATCTGGGCGTCGATAGCCTTCTGCATGTTGTAGGACTTCTCGACAGTTCCCCTGCCCAGCAAGCGATTAGGGACCGTGTCGTCTTGGTATGCAAGTACCGGACGGTCCTTCATCATGTAAGGATTCTCTTCTGCCTTCAGAAGCATCGAGCCATTGGCGATAACTACGATGGCCTCGACCATATCGGTGTAGTCTTCGGCAACAGAGTCATCTGGAAACAGCACAACTGTCTCCGTATCCTTTTCTTGTAAGTATTCCCGAGGCACAAGACCGTAATAGGTCAGCAGCAGAACCTTCTCATCTTGGTACTGGCTAGGCTCTTGGGTCGGCTCAAGGTCGGAATCCTCGTAGGTAGTCCCGATATTGACCTTTTTGTAGATACCTTTTTCGATTCCTTCGACGACCTTGTGGATCGAAACATACTTCTCGATAGCCACGCCCATGCAGTCATCAATAGAGGTACCGTTGGGGTCAAAAAGGAAGTTCTTGGGATTGACAGGATTCAGTTTGACAGCAACGCGAGACTTCTCGATGACGCCGATGGCTGCTTGTCCAGGCTGACCGGGGATGGGCTGGGTTGCTGGCTCAAAGACTTTCTCAGTCTTGACGATGATTTCACCGATACCAGTACCATAGATCTCTGCCATCAACTCAATCTGGTCGATTGACTTGCGGATCTTGTCTTGTTTAAAGTCCTCCATGAGCTGTGCCTTGAGCAAGGACACATCGAGAGGATTGCCGTTTACATCTTGGAGGTCGTCTTGGATGTCAAAGAACTCACCTTGACCAAAAATCGCCTCCATGATCTCTGCATGTCGGGTTTCTACGGCTTGTTGGGTAGCAGGAGTGACGATGCGGGAACGTTCTGAGTCACGGACTTTGTCTTCAGCGGCCCATTCGCCACGGAAGATGCGCTCGTATTCCAGCCAAGAATCTAGGAAGTTGGTGTTTCGGTAATCACGCCACCGGTCACAGTGGTCTACGACAAATGCCGTCAGTTCTTTGTCGTTCTCTGTCGGCTCGTAGAACTCGTTTTGATCCATACTAGACTCCTGATATTACGTCGATAGGCTCCCAGCCATCATCAGCCTCTTCATAGTAGCTTGTCACAGCTAACTGGTCGATATAGCTGAGGGCGTCAGGCAGATCATCGTGTACCCCGACTGCGGGAAACATCAGAAGTTGGTCAACAAAGTCGTCCCAATTCTCTTCGTTGTTTAGCACTATTCTGCCGTGTTCAAACCGGCCTTGCAATGCCCATATGATTCTATCCGCTTTCTTGCGATTTCCGTGAGTTAAATCAACGATGTGCGAGAAGATATTGTTCTTCCGCATTAAATCGCTCAAATAGGGCAAAACGGCGTTTTTTAGCGCCCCACGCTCGATTCCGACACTTAACGGGCGGTAGTCCCGCATCTTCATCAGTATCTTGGTCGCTGTCTCACGGATATCCCAACGTCCATGCTCAATCTCTTTGACGAACCATTTCCCGTCGTCAGTGACCTTGACCACCGCAATGGCCGACTCATCTAGCCGTTTTTTAGAGTTTGCAGCCTGTTTGGCCACTTCCTCAAAGCCAGCCAGATCAACGGCCACAAAGTAGCTGCCGTAGGACGGTTCTTCCCCATATTTAATCCACTCTTCCTTAAATACGTCTGAGCCAGCGTTGGAAAAGCTAGCCATGTACTCCTGCTTGAAAGCAAAGCTGGAGAGCGTTTTTTTAGCAGACTCAATCTCATCTGGGTCGATCAGTGGGTTGTCTTTGGTCGTAAAGTGCCAGGACTTCCAGTCCTTGTCGTCACCTTCTTGGCCCAGCTTCCACAGGTCGTGAAACCAGTTCCGACCCTTTGGTGTGCCAATAAAGATAGCTTTTCCCTTTTTATCCGACAAAGATGCTCGGATAACCTGTTCCCAGGCTTGGGGCTTGATGTCGGCCACCTCGTCCAGAACCGCGAAGGTCAGAGACACACCCCGCAGGGTATCAGGGCGGTCAGCGCCTCGGACGTAGATTCTGGCCCCGTTTATCAGGGTAATGTCCAGGTTGTTGACGTTGGATGTCTGGATGACTTCCCGTCCCAGATCCAGCAGCAGATCCCAGACGATCTGGCGGGACTGACCCATAGTTGGACTGACGTACAGGACGGCTGAACCCTGTGGGCAACGTAGCCCCTCAATGATCAGCATGGTAGCGGCCAACCTGGACTTTCCACACCTACGGCCAGCAGCAATGACCTTAAAGCGGGTTGGGTCAGCGTAGACCTCTTGCTGCCACGGTAAGAGTGAGAAGTTGAGGTCAGACATCTTTGGGTTCTACGTCCTCGGCTTCTATGGTTTCACCAACCTGGACACCGATGCCAGAAATAGTGATGTTTACAGCACTACGCTGGGCGCTGGTCTTCTCAAACAAGCTGACAGGAAGTGCGCGTTCCATGCACATCTTGAGCGCGGCCATTTGCTGGGGGTGGTCGTCGTTCATGGCGATGTCAATGACCTTGGCAACGACAGCCTCGCCCTTGGACTCCACCAGCATCTTCTTTAGCTCTTTGAGCCGCTGATACTCAGTCTTGGGTAAAACAGCAGGTGTTCTATAAGCCATAGTTCATTGTATAGCAAGCTATCGGATACCCCAATAGGGTAAACCATGATAGAGTGTTGTTACGGGGCTATGACCCAGCCCTCTATGCGGTTGAGCCGACCAAGTAGGATAAACGTGACGAACTGGGTGAGTCTCAAGTAGCCCCCTGCCAATGCTGTGAAGCACCGCAGGCCAGGTGAACAGGGCAAGCGACTCAGGCGCTATCAAAGCGTAGTCTAGATAAACGAGAGGCTCCCTTGAAAAAGGACACACCCTCTACGGGTCCCTGTTCTTTTCTTCTCGACTAATCAGCAATTTGGCTTTTTTGGAGGGTGGGAGGCATTTGCTGTATAGCTCTAAATCCACTTTTTCGGAATGTTGGAGGCACCCACAAATTTCTGACACCGAAGCTGACCCTCCCCCCCCCCATCAACCACTCCGTTGTTTCCACGCAACAGTTGCACAAATACAACACAGGGTTCACCCTAATGTGGCATAAATACAACACTGTTGCGTAAATACAACACAGGGTTTTCCCTTAGGTAGAAACCCTAATAGGGTTAACCCTCATGCGGAGATTGCATAGGGTTATGCAAATTTTGCATGGGGTCGGGGGAGACGGAAGCACCATTTCCCGGGGACTTGCTCTTCCTCTTCCGTTTGATTGTTTCACGTGGAACATTGAGGATTAAACTAGCCTTTAGCCCATGGATTGAGGCCCATAGTGCGAGACATTCATTAAACCCGATTGTGGTGTCTCCATCGCCTGCTGCGAGTAGGATTTTCCTTTGATCGTCAGATAGTTCTCGGCGGAAAACTCTGACGTTTTGGGTGCATGGCCTTGGCATAAGTGTTGGCTAACCTGCTGTATAAACGATCAGTGCTTTTCTAAGGGTTTGTCCTAGTGTAGCTTGTTTAGAAAACTCTACAATCCTCTTCATGCCGTAGCGTATTGCAAGCGGTCAATTAAGGGGAATGAAGATGTTCGATCACAAGGAT